AACCTTTACAAAGGCGGTTTGACAGCGAGGGCAGCACTACAATACACCGGTGATTTATCGCCAAAATTAGAAAAACAATTAATTTCTAGGCTAGAAAGTTATGCAAATGGGGCGAATAATGCCGGTAAGTTTATACCGATCCCGATCGGAATGAAACTAGAGCCGCTTAATATCAAACTTACAGAAAGCCAATTTTTCGAGTTAAAGAAATTTACGGCGTTACAGATCGCAGGAGCGTTTGGGATTAAGCCAAACCAAATTAATGATTATGAAAAGAGCAGCTATTCAAACAGCGAAATGCAAAATATCTCTTTTTATATTGATACCGAATTATACATTTTGAAACAGTATGAGGAAGAAATAAACTATAAAATACTGGATCCGGAAGAAAGAAAGCAGAGTAAGTATTTTAAATTTAATGAAAGTGTTATTTTGCGTACAGATGCTAAGACGCAAGCGGAAATATTAACCGGATATGTAAAATCCGGAATTAAGACACCGAATGAGGCAAGAGAACTATTAAACGATTGCAAAAAAGATGGTGGCGATGAACTTATTTGCGTTGGAAGTTATCAAAGAGTTTCGCAAATTGGCATAGATACAAAGAAAGGAGGGGGAAACGGTGCCGAATAAAATTCTTGCATTACAAAAAAAGGACAAAAAGACAAACGCATTAAAAAAGGTTGGATCAATCGAGATCAGAAATCAGACAGAAACAGCAGCCGAGTTATGCTTTTATGGTGATATAAACAGCGAAAGTTTGGGAGAATGGCAAAAATATTATCCAGACGATAAAGCACCGAAAGACGTTCAAGATTTTTTAGCGCAGTTGGACGACGTAGAAGAAATCAACGTGCATATCAATAGCGGTGGTGGCAGCGTATTTGGTGGAATTGCTATTTATAATATACTTAAAAGCCATAAGGCAAAGATTAATGTCTATGTTGATGGAATAGCAGCGAGCATAGCAAGCGTGATTATGTGCGCAGGAGATAAAATTTACACTCCGAAAAATGCTATGGTAATGATCCATAAGCCGTTATCATGGTGCAGTGGAAATGCTGACGACATGAGAAAAGAGGCTGACGTATTAGACCAATGTCAAAAGGTAATTTTAAACACTTACATGCAGAAGGTAAAAGAGGGAGTTACAGAGGAAACAATGAACGAACTTATAAATGCTGAAACATGGAAGAATGGAGAAGAATGGGCAGAATATTTCGATATTGATGTAATGGACAGTAAAGAAATAGCAGCCTGCGCAAGTGATTATTTTGATAATTATAAACACTTGCCAAATGAATTAAACCAACAGCAGCAATCAAATTTAGTTAATATTGACGATTTAGCCGACAAAGTAGTAACAAGGGTTTTGGCAGCATTAAAGCCAAAAGATCCGGAAGATACACCGGACGACAAAGAAGAGTTAGAAAAACAAAAAGCAGCGATTTTAGAGGATTTAGACTTAATCTAAGTTCTTTTTTTATGCTAAAAATAAGGAGGGTTCATAATGAACGAAGAATTAAAGAAATTACTTGATAAGATCAAGAACAAAAAGCAGCAGGTGAAAGACCTTGCAGCAGCAGGAAAGATCGAAGATGCAACAAAGGCAAAGGTTGAATTAAAGGAATTGCAGGATCAATTTGATTTGATTTATGACTTGGAGGAAGAGGCAGAGGATATCATTAAGGACAAGATCGCTAACGGAACCGCAAAAACGATTATGGATGCTACAAAGAAGGTAGCAGGAGCGTTCGTTAATGCAATTAAGGTAGCTGTACAAAATGCTAATCCGAATGGTGATAAAATCAGTTTATCCAAAGAGGATAAGGAAATTCTTAATTCTATGAGCGAAGGTAAACCGGAAGATGGCGGCTTGACCGTTCCGAAGGATGTCAGAACCGCAGTAAAAGAGTTAAGAAGATCCGGCGACGCTTTAGAAATGTTGGTAAATGTTGAACCGGTAAGCACACTTTCCGGCAGCAGAGTAATTGAAAGATACGCAGATCAAACACCTTTTGATAACGTGGAAGAGGCGGCAGAGTTTCCGGAGGTATCAACACCACAGTTTGACGATATCGACTACAAAGTAAAGAAAAAGGGCGGTATTTTAAAAATTACGCAGGAACTGTTATCAGATACCGCAGAAAATATTCTTGCTTATTTGAAAAAGTGGATCGCTAAGAAATCAAAAGCAACAAGAAACTTTATGATTGTTGCAAAAATTAGAGAAATTACCACCGATGCAGAGGTAGCAGTAACCGGATTGGATGATTTAAAGAGAATTTTTAATGTTATGTTGGATCCGGCGATTGCTTTAGGTGCGGTAGCAGTAACAAACCAAGACGGTTATAATTGGCTTGATACGTTAAAGGACAGCGACGGAAAGTATATCTTGCAGCCGGATCCTACAAAACCGACACAAATGTTATTATTCGGTAAATACCCGATTACCAAAGTAAGTAACCGTACATTACCAAGTAAACAGGTAACAGGTGGCTATAAGGTGCCGATTGTTTGCGGAGATTTAAAAGAAGCTATTACTATCTTTGATCGTGAAACACTTACAATCGACATTTCAAGTATTGCCGGTGACTTATGGGGAAAAGATCAAACAGGTATCAAAGTCAGAGAAAGACTTGATATTAAAGCGATTGATACCGAGGCTATTGTTATGGCTGAACACTTGATCGTTACTGATACAGACAGTAACGGCAAGTATTCGCAGGTAGAATTAGAAGCAATGACTAAGGATCAGATCTTAACATTAGCTACCCAATTAGGGTACGTTTTGGCGGTAACAAGTGCTAATACCAAGGCTGAAATTGTTGCTGATTTCTTAGCAAAGCAGCCGGCATAATAAAATAATATAAAACTAGAGCGGCAGGGCAATCCTGCCGCATTTTAAGGCGGTGCAATATGAGTATTATTATCAAAGCGGACGAATTGGAGCAGTATGCAAGACTTGATTTAGACGAAACTGACGAGGCATACCAAAAAGAAGTAAGCTTACTTAACACCCTGATAACAGCAGCAGAGCAGTATTTAGTCAATGCAACGGGAAAAAATTATCCTGGATCCGATGCCGAGGGAAAAACAATTGATTACCCTTTAGAAAAAGTATATTTGCAGTTGCTTATTTCTTATTGGTATGAAAAAAGATCACCGGTTGGAAATGTCAGTGAAGATTTTACGTATTCCACTAAATCAATAATGCTACAGTTACAAATAAAGTAGGTAGATGGATGGATATTGGTAGATTAAATAAACGCATTTCATTCTTGAAAACGGAAGAAGGAAAAAACGATCTTAAGCAGACTGTGAAAATTCCAGAACCTTATAGAAAATTGTGGGCGAGCGTAGAGCCAACGAATGCAAAAGATCTTAAAGAAGCCGAAAGAAGCAATGATATCATTGAATATACAGTATATATTAGGTACCGCGAGGATATCACCGGTGACATGATTATCAATTATTCCGGTAAAAGGTTAGAGATCCTTTATCCTCCGATCAATGTCAAAGAAGAAGGCGTATTATTAAAGATCCTTTGTAAATATAAGGTTGGTGATCTGATTGTCTGATTTTAGCTTTGATTTAACAGGCTTTGAAGAATTACAAAAGAATTTAGAGCAAGCAATAAAAAAATATCCGGATCTAGCGGAGGAACGGCTTGAACATACAGCAAAAGACTTTAAAAAAAGGGTTGTTGAAGTCACCAGACAGCGCACAAAGAAACATTCTGGGAAGTTGATAAAAGGCTTTAAGTTAGACAAAATAAAGGGTTATGGTATGAATATGTCGAAGGACTTCCGGGGAACCGCTCCGCATTTCCATTTAATCGAGAACGGGCATAACCAAACAACTAAGGATGGTAAAAAAATAGGTTGGGTACCAGGAAAGCATATTGTCAAGGACGTAAGGGACGAATACAAAGAAGTTATGCCGGAAGTTATGCAAGAATTAATCGACGAAATAAAGAAGGAGTGCAACCTGACATGATTAAATTAACGGATCTTTATGCTGCAATCAATACTCTTTTAGATAGCAAGTACCCCTATATAAAAATCTATGGAAATGAAGTAAAAGAAGGTTACAATAAACCTTCTTTTTTTGTTGAGTTAAGGCCGAAAAAGGGATCAAACGACAGTATTAATTTTAAAAGTAAAGCTTTTACAATCATAATTACCTATTTCCAGAAAAAGCAGGATGAAATCGATAACCTTACGAAAGCCGACGAGATCATTGATCTATTTGGTTATAAATTGCCGGTAAATGGTCGGAAAATCGCCGTTACTGATAGCAATTATGAGTTTGTCGGTGAAAATAGCGATATTTTACAAGTAAGTATTGAAATCGAATATTTAGAAACGATCGAGAAAACAGACCAAGGTGTAACGGCCGGAAGTCTAATTTTAAATGAAGAAAAGAGGTAACTACAACATGGGAATGCCTAGTGTAAACGTAAGTTTTACCGAAAAAGCAACACAAGTTATTACCAGGGGAGAACGTGGAATAGTTGCGTTAATCCTAAAAGATACAGTACCGGCGCAAAATCCGATCACTGTATTGAATGTATCAGATATCCCGAATACATTGACAGCAGCTAACCAGACACAGATCAAACTTGCTTTGATCGGATATCAAAATGCACCGAAAAAGGTAATTTGTTATGTATTAGCAACCGCCGCGACAAATTATACAGATGCCTTCAAATATTTAGAGACAGAAAAATTTGATTACTTAGCGATCCCAACCGTAGAAAAGGACTTGCAGACGACCGCCGTCGCTTCCTGGATCAAGAGCATGAGAGCAAATGGAAAAATGTGTAAATCAGTATTACCTAATAGCACAAGTGATGATCCTGGTATTATCAATCATACAACCGCAAGTATTAAATCCACTTATGGGACTTTTACCGCAGAGGGATATTGTACAAGAATTGCCGGGTTACTTGCCGGAACGCCTTTGACCATTAGTTGCACTTATGCACCACTTTCCGAAGTTACGGATTGCACCAGATTATTAAAATCTGAAATGGATACCGCTGTAAACGCCGGAAAATTCTTTGTCTTCTATGATGGCGAAAAAGTGAAGGTTGCTAGAGGCGTAAACAGCTTTCAAACAACTACCGAAAGCAAAGGTAATCAATTTAAAAAGGTAAAGATCATTGATGCTATGGACTTGATTTTTGATGATATCACAAAGACCACCCAGGATAGTTATATCGGAAAGTTTTCAAACAGTTATGATAATAAATGCTTACTTATGGCAGCAATCAGCGGTTATTTTGAGCGTCTTATCATTGACGGTATTTTATCAGCCGGCACCGTAGAAATTGACATTGCAGCACAACGGGCATATTTAAAAGCTACCGGAGTTTTGACCGACGATATGACAGACCAGGAAATCAAAGTATATGATACCGGCGACAAGGTATTTTTAAGAGCTTCTATTACAATCTTAGATGCAATTGAAGAAGTCGAGTTGCCTATTAATATTTAATAACGAAAGGATCGTGAAAACATGGGATACAAACCAGAACAAGTGATGAATGGAACCTGGGGCGAATTATGGATTGATAGCGATTACATCAGTGAAGTAACGGGTCTGGAAGCAAAAGTAACACCAAAAACGGAAACAATCAGCCAATCAAGGCAGCTTGTAGACGGGACAAAGATCACCGGCCTGGAATGCAAGGGGACGGTTAAGGCAAATAAGATCTCTTCTCGTTTTATTAAATTACAGAGCGAGAACTTAAAAAAGGGTATTCAAACCGAAGTTACCATAATATCAAAATTGGATGATCCTAGTGCATTAGGTTGCGAAAGGGTGAAGTTGATCGGTTGCGTATTCACAGAAATGACGCTTGCAGATTGGGAATTAAAGAAGAACGGAGAGCAGAGTATTCCGTTTACGTTCCGCGATTGGGAGCCACTAGACGTAGTTTAATATAATCATTGGAGGGTTAAAAAATGAATTTAGTTGATAGATTGCTTGCGGTTGATGCAAAAGAAATAAAGGAAAAACAGACTGCAAAAATTGAGATAAAAAGGCTATCCAAATTAGTTGGAGAGCCTTTTTTTGTTACAGTTCAGGAAGTTGACGGGGAACGTTACCAGGAATTACAAATGGAGCTTCTTGACAAAAAGGGTAAAGCAGATTATTCAAGGATCTACCGACAAAATACTTTACTTGTTTTAGAGGGTGTCGTTGAACCGAATTTAAAAGATCAAGAATTACAGAAGCATTTCGGTGCATCTACTCCGAAGGATCTGGCCGAGATCTTATTCCAGGGCGGCGCAATGGCAAAGATCGCGGATCTGATTTCTAAAGTGAGCGGCTTTGATAATGACGATGAAGAGGAAGAAGAAATAAAAAACTAATTGAAACCGATGGGGAAGTACAGTTAATGTACTTCCTTTTTCGGTATAAAGATTGGGAGCCTATGAAATATAAAAAAATGGGTCGGGGAGAAAAGAAAATTGTAAGAGCCTTTATGTATCGTCAATTAGATGATATGCGCGAGGAAAATAGGACTGGAGGCGGTGAATAATGTCAAACATCATTGACGCAACGCTTCGATTTGTAGATAAGTTTACAAGTCCAATGAATAACGCTATTAAGTCAATGGAAAAGAGCGCACGACAAGCGCAAAGAATGGGAAAAGAGATCGAGAAAGCCGGAAAAAATATTTCAAATGTTGGTTCCGGTTTAACGGCTTCTATTACATTACCCGTTGCAGCCGCCGGCGTTGCTTGCTTTGAGGCAGCTTCCGACATGTCAGAGAGTTTAAACAAGGTTGATGTCGCCTTCGGGAAAAATGCGGATAGTGTAAAAAAGTGGAGTGATACAACACTAGAAAGCTATGGTATTGCTAAAGGAACCGCGCTAGATATGGCGGCTACCTATGGAGATATGGCGACAGGCATGGGATTGTCAACCGATCAAGCCTCAAAAATGTCACAAAGTTTAGTGGGCTTGGCCGGTGATCTTGCTTCATTTAAAAATATATCGATTGATACAGCAAATACAGCGTTAAAAGGTATATACACAGGCGAGGGCGAAAGCCTAAAGACATTAGGTATTATAATGACCGATACTACATTACAAGCCTATGCACTGGAAAAAGGGTTGTTGAAAAGTACTGTTTCACAAGAGCAATTGAAGGAAATGAGTACGAAAGTTAGTATGGCACAGAGCATACTTGAAACGAAAATCAAAAAATATGGTGCAAACAGCCTGGAAGCAGAAAAGGCACAGCTTGCATTGAATACGGCGGTAGAAAATCAAGCGAAAGCGGCACAGGGGAGCTACAAAGATTTAACACAAGCCGAAAAGGTACAACTTAGATATAACTATGTCATGGACAAAGCCAAAAATTCGATCGGAGATTTTGGAAGGACAAGCAACGGAGCAGCAAACCAACAAAGAATTTTTTCCGAAGGATTGAAGGAATTAGCTGCAAATATTGGTACGAAATTGCTTCCGGCCGGTACAAAAGTTTTACAATGGGGCAATTCAATGATATCGAAATTTAGCAAACTTAGTGACAGCCAATTGGAATTAATTTTAAAAATTGCCGGAATAGCAGCAGTAATCGGGCCGGCTATTTTCATCTTTGGTAAATTAGTCACCGGGGTAGGATCAGCCGTTGCAACGTTCGGAAGGGTAGCCGGAGCAATAAAAAAAGCCGGCAGCGTTATGGCATTAATCACAAGCCCGGCCGGAATTGTAATTATGGTGATCGCCGGAATCGCACTAGCCACCTTTTTGCTGATTAAAAATTGGGATAAGGTAAAAGCATTCTTTATAAAATTTGGATCGACGATTAAAAGTATTTTCCAAAGATCAGGTGTTGATGTAGGGATATTTAGCAAGCTATTCCAAAAAGCAAAAGAAGTTATCAGTAATGCAATCGCAAATTTAAAACCGGCGATTGATAATATCATTAAATTCTTGAAACCAATCATTAATTTTGTCTCAAAAGTATTTGTTGCCAGTTTTAAGATAGGTTTTTCTGCAATCGGAGGATTGGTATCCGGATTTGTGAATGGTATCACTGGCGTTATATCTGGTCTTCTCACTATTTTTAACGGTATTACAACTTTTATTGGTGGTATTTTTACCGGTAATTGGAGCAAAGCACTAGAAGGCATAAAGAAGATCTTCGGGGGAATTTTTGAAAGTCTGGTTACTCTGGCGAAAACACCAATCAATATGATTATCGGACTTATCAACGGCGTAACCGGTGCAATCAATAAAATGGGCTTTAAAATACCGGATTGGGTGCCTTTACTTGGCGGTAAAGAATTTAAAGTTAATATTCCTCAAATTCCTATGCTTGCAAAAGGTACATCGAATTGGGGTGGCGGCACGGCCATGATCCATGATAAAGGCGCTGAAATCTTAGATCTGCCGAGAGGAACGCGAGTATATCCGCATGATAAAAGCATTGCAATGGCGAGAGCCGAGGGAAAGAAGAGTGTTAAGGTTATAATTAAAAAAATAGCCGATAGGATCGAGGTTAGAAGCGAAAAAGATATTGATACAATCGTCGATAAGGTAGCCGACAAATTAGAAAAAGTATTGAATAATATGGGGGAGGTACAACCGACATAATGCAGATATGGTTATCACAGGGTAAAGAAAAATTAAGGCTGCCGGTTTTGCCTTCCGGCTTTGAAGCCACAGTCACACAGATGAATAATAGTGTGAATGTTGTTTCACTTGGAGAAATTAATATCCTGGGAAAGCGAGGATTAAAAACCATTCCACTTTCTTCTTTTTTTCCTAGCAAAGAATATGGATTTGTTCAATATACCGACTTTCCCAAGCCATATGAATGCGTCGATTTAATCGAAACATGGCTAGATAATCCGATCCATGTAATTATTACTGAAACCAATATTAATATGGATGCTACGATCGAGCAATGGAGATATTCAGAACAAGACGCAACCGGGGACGTTTATTATTCATTTGACTTAAAAGAATATCGGCGGCCGGGATCTACCGAGGCGGCAACGCTACAAATGAACAAAGCAAGCACTAAAATAGTGATGCCAAACACGTCCAGAAGTTCGAAAACGGTTAAAACTACAACCTATATCGTAAAGGAAAAGGATACTTTATTTGATATCGCAAAAAGGATTACCGGCAGCGCAAACAATATGTATGCGATCGCCAATCAAAACAATATTAATAATCCGAATATCATTTTTACCGGGCAAAAGTTGGTGATTAAAGTATGAAAATGAAATGGATCAAAGGATCAGATAAAAGTATTCATACAATTACGGATTTTGTTTCAAGTGTATCCTGGGCTGGATCAGCGTCCCAGGCTTCCCGATCGCTTGATATCTCCATGATTAATTCGCCTAATGATAAGAATATTCCGGATCTTAGTATTAAGCCAGGAGATCGGATTAAGTTCTATAGTGACGACAACAAACTTTTAATCAATGCAAAGGTGTATGATCGGGAGAGAAGCAGCGAGATAGGAACTGTCACCTATAGCGGTATGGATGATCTAAATCATTTACTTAAGAGTAACGGAACCTATAATTTTAAAAACATTACACCGGAGGAAATAACCGCTAAGATTTGCAATGAATTGCAGATTAAAATCGGTAATATTGCGGTAACGAATGTTAATATAAAGAGCCTTCCGATAGACAGTATAGCCTATTATAACATTATCATGAGAGCGTACACTAAGGCACACTACAGCAACGGAAAAAATTATATGCCTTTTATGTACGATGATAAATTATTTATTATTGAAAAGGGCGAAATTGTAGATAATTTTGTTTTGAATGATAGGTTCAATATTCTTCAATCGAGTTATAAAGAAAGCCTTTCCTCCATGGTAAATCGAGTTAGGATTTATAACGATACCGGCGAACAGATCGGAGAAGTAAAAAACCAGGACTGGATCAATGCTTATGGGATATTCCAGGATAGCTATAAAAAAGAAGAGGGTGTAAATGCCACAGAAGCGGCTAAAAAGAAGCTGATTGGTATAAATAAAACGGCTAGTATCGAGGCGTTAGGAAATATTTATTGTATCAGCGGATACGGCGTTAAAATCAAAGATAAGGTAACGGGATTGACCGGGATATTTTGGATTGAAGGCGATACTCATACCTGGGAGAATGGAAAGCATACAATGAGCCTTGATCTAGCTTTTAAAAATATTATGGATATCCAGGAGGGTTAGAAATGGCGAATGGATATGAAAAGTTAGCACGAATGATAAAAGAGTCGAAAAATCAATCAAATATCATTTTTAAAGGTACCATGACAAGCCCTACCACTTGCCGTATTAATAAATTAATCCTGGATCGCGATGATTTACTCATAGCCGAGCATTTAACAACGGGATGGTATAAATCAGTATCCGAACGGGTAGAGCCTTTAAAATCGGGCGATATCGTCATAGTAATTCGTTTGGATGAAACGACGTATGCAATATTGGAAAGGGTGGTATAAGGTGAGCTTTCCTTTTGAAACAGATGAAAAAATAACGGTTGAAGAAACGATAACGATACCGCGAGAGTATGAAATTGATTATGAAACCGGACAGCTTACCGGGAAAATCGTTGAAGGATCGGAAGCTATTAAGGTATGGATTTATGTAGCTTTAAAAACTCCACGGTATCGATATAATATT